AGGTAAAAAACGCCATAACAAAAAATCGAAAAAAATATTAAGGAATAAAAATAAGAAATCAAAAAAAAATATTAGTAAACACTCTTCGCGAAAAAGATAAAAATAAATAAAAACACACTTGAATATAATTTTTTATTTATTTATTTAGTTGAATTGTATTTATGAATTATCTCTCTATCTCTCGACCTCTTGAAAGATGGAAAGTAAATAAAATGGTGAAATGATTGGAATATGAATCTTTATAATCTTGTAAAATGTTTCGCGCAAATGGATTCGAGAGACTCTTTTAAAAATAAAAAAAATCGAATAATTTTTATTTTTAATTCATTTTTCTTTTTTCTTTTTTCCTATTGGATTTATGAATTATCTCTCTAATCTCTCTACAAATCGAAAGATGGAAAGTAAATAAAATGTGAATGATGATGCACCTTGGAATCGCGTTTATATGAATGTTGGTCCGTGAAACCAGAAGACCAGAGAATTGCGCTTGCCTTTTGTGAGTTGTGTTACTCTGTGAGTTAAATACGATGGAAAAAATATGACAGTTCCTTTCTCTATTTTTTTACGAAATACAAATGAAATGAATTATTATTTAAAAATAAGTTACAGTAAACAAATATATTCAATACACAAACACGCTTAAATCAAAAATGCTGTTTATAAAAAAAATGTTGTTCCTAATTTTCCTATTTTCTTCTAAGCCGCCCCCCGCGACGAATCCATATAGCCCGATTAACTGCACTGTGACAAATTACGACCTTACGTTTATTTATGATGATAGCGAGATGGTGTTCAAAGTGCACGGACTATGGCCGGAACAGTGCAGCGAATGCATAACATGCGGATATCCGTCTTGTTGTGACGCGAAAAACATGAGCTACGTTTCCCCCAGCGACCCGCAGCAAGTTACTTTTTTAAATGAGCGATGGTTTAACGCGACGACGCAAGAAGAGTGTTTAAATAATAAGCGTTTTAGAAACAACCTTGTCCCGCTATTTGAGCACGAGTTTTTCAAGCACGCGTCGTGCACGCCGTTCCGACAAAGCGCGTCCGAATTCGTGAAACAAGTGATGGCGCTATATGACGCGTACTATGCAACGCATGTAGAAAATCAGTGCAGCGGCTACAAGCAGCTGTGGCTCAACTTCGACGGCAACTTCACATATAACAATGTAACAAAATGCATTTGAAACAAAGTAAATTGATTTTGATAAAAATGTATTTGAAAAAAAACTTTTATTTTTTATATTCTAAAAAATAAAAATAAAGAAGTGTTTGGTTTAATTTCTTCTGGAACTGCGACTTCGACGGGAACTGCGACCACGTCGGGAACTGCGACCACGTCGGGAACTGCGACCTCTGCGGGAACTGCGACCTGAACGGGTCTGACTACGTGTATTAGATGCAGGACCATTTAATGCATTATATGCTGTTCCGAAACTTACTGGTTTGCTCATTTCACTGGCTCTTGGGGCGCTGGGTGTACTATCCATGACTTTGTTTTATAATATTGCTAAATATTTTATTTTTAAATATGATAGAAGAGTTTATACAAACCTTTTTTATATAAACTGTAGCAAGAATGCCAGTTTCCCGTTCTTCGCGAGAAATTCCATCTGCCTCATTATCCATGCGAATTAAAGTACATTTGAAACATGTATTTGAAAAAAAAACTTTTATTTTTTCATATTCTAAAAAATAAAAAAAAAAATAAAAATAAAAAGTATTTAGTTTAATTTCTTCTGGAACTGCGACTTCGACGGGAACTGCGACCACGACCTCGACGGGAACTGCGACCACGGCCTCGACGGGAACTGCGACCACGGCCTCGACGGGAACTACGAGGAGCGGTGTGACGATATGAAGGACCACGATATGGAGGAGGACCACCTAATGCTGTTCCGGAACTTATTGGTGCTGTTCCGGAACTTACTGGTTTGCTCGTTTCATTGGCTTTTAGCGGCGCGTTGTCTATAGGTTCTGTGGGTCTCATGACTTTATTTTATAATATTACTAAATATTTTATTTTTAAAATATGATAGAAGAGTTTATACAAACTGTCGCAAGAATGCCAGTTTCCCATTCTTCGCGAGAAATTCCATCTGCCTCATTGTCCATGCGAATGAACAGCCGCTGTGACCGTCGTATCCGAGTTCCGACATTTTTTTCAAAATTGTAGAAACAGCTGGACTATTTGAAAACATGAACGATTGTTCGTTAAACGTTCTCATATAGTGCCAGTATTCAGTCGAAGTAATTGCTTGATGCGCATTTTTGAGCATAAAGCGGTTATGTTCATCGGAAATGGTATTAAATTCGGCGTCAGTAATGCTGGTATCAAAGTATATAGTCATTATTACGTTTCTTTGTTGCAGTATTGTCTTCTATATATGCATATATAGTGTTTGCTTTCAAAAAAATCAATTTTTATAAAAATAAAATAAAATAAAAAACCAATTCGTAAAAAAAAATTAATCATAAATGCATTCGAAAATGAGCTCAATGTTCCAATCCATATTATTCAAATCAACGATGCGGCCAAAGTTATCATAAAGGGTGATGCGAAGTTTTTGAATGTTGACGGGGCCAAAGAAGCAGCGCTGCCTATTCAGTTGGATGCTGGACGCTTCATTCACGTCTTGCAAAAATCCGACGTTGACGCGGGTAATAATGTTTTTGATGGCATAAGATTCTGAAAACACGGCGGAATAGTAATCGTTGACGCTGTTATTGTAGTCGTCGATGGAAATGAAAATGTAGTTTGTGGATCGAATGGCGACGAGCGCTTCTGAAACGACGGAACCCCAGTTACCAGTTCCGCTATTTTTCGAAATATTTTCTGCGTTTCGAAATCCGAGTTGCCAGCCTAAAAACGAGATGAGGGGCGACTCATAATTTAGAATACCGTTGCTTGTCACATTGGAAACGACTTTGAAATAAATTGCCGTTGCTGAAGACGGCTGCGCAAAGACGCCCCTTCCGCTTACTTGGTCAATGTAAAAATAAAGTTTGCCGGCCAACCCTCCGTCTGTTCCTGTATTGTTTGATTCAATGATGGTATTTATTGTGGTTTCGATGGACGCGGAAGCGATGAGATTTGTTGTGCTTGCGGTAGTGTAATAATTCCCGTCTGGAATGACGATTGTGAATGTGTTGCCATAAACGCCGGATGCGGTGGACCATTGAATTTGAATGGCGTTATTTCCGTTGAGCTCGCTTATAGAGTAAATGGCATAAAACGGAATTTCGAATGAGCCGACGCGATAATTGATGATGTTGTCAATTCTCTCGGGAAGCGTGATGTGCAAATCGGTGCTTTTTGTGCTAAAATAATTGGGGCGGAAGCGGGAGTCAATGTTGACGGAGATTGCGACGGTGGAATACTTGACCGGATTAATGGTTCCTGGTGGGGCGCCGCTTTGACCGACGACCAAACCGGCAGTGTCGTTGTATTTGTCGGAATCATACATGCGATAAGGGTCTGGAATGACGAAATGTCCGTCTGCCTTTGAACCTGGGATAATGGCATTCTGTTTAAAATTAGTCAAAGGGGAATAAAAACGGGTACCACTAATATTCACATTACCGTCACTGTTGCCGCCACTGTTGCCGCTATTACTAATGCTGGACAAGAGACACTTGTGAACCGCGTTTAAAAATTCGACCATTTTTTTGTCCTGTTTTCCAGAAGAGGCCAGCTTTACAACGAGGCGCTCCTTACAATGCGCGACGTCTCCAGACGTGTAAATTCCCCGTTTCCCCGCTAAACCGAGCAAATCCTCCATTTCAGAGAGTGAATAATTTTGAATATTGAAATCGAATCCGTCCATATTTTTGTTTTGTAACGCGTATATACTATTTTACTGTATATGTTTATATAAATATTAATAATATTAATCAATCATATTATTATGAATATTTATGAATAAAAAATTATTTTATTATATAACCAAATATTTTTAAAATTTATAAATATTTAATTAAATAATTAAAAAATATTTAATTAAATAATTAAATATTGATTGTGAAATAATAAAATATAGAACTCACATGATGGAACAGCCTGACGCACAAGACGACACCCGTTCGAGTTCGTGTTCCGTGCAGCACTCGCGCGGGGTCTTCAAGTTGACCATTTGAATGTAGTTGTCAGCGCTTTCATTCGCATTACGTTTTCCGTGAATGTAGTCGCTGTAATTTCCCTTCCAGTTCCATGGCCTTTTTGCTACATCTTTTTGTTTCGGGTTTGACACCTCTTTAAAAAAACGGGAGCTTCCGCTAATTCCGCGGCAGTCAATTGCGGCAATGGCCTGCGGGTTATAATAATGCGGTTTAACGACCGAATCATAGAGTGACTGTATAAATGAAGTAAACACGACGTGAATATCGGATGAACCGGCGCAAGTGGCGCAATCATAGTTCATTTTATCGATGCATGAAATTTCCTCGTACCTTATATTTTCGTACGGGAAATCGAAACAAAGGGCTTCAAAAACTTGTTTTTTTGTGAAATGGATGGCGCGCTGGTCGAGCTTGTTTCCTAGAACGAGAATGGGATGTGAATGGTTGCAATTATTTTTTTGAATGACGCGCGTAATATAAGAACTGACGCCCTTATAAGAAGACTGGCTTGACAAGTCAAAAACGACGATGACTGCTGCGATGCCTGTATAATACGTTTGTGCGAGGCTCTGATAATTTGGTGAACCGGACGTGTCCCAAAAACAGCACTTTACGTAGTCATAGTCAATTTGTCGAACCGCGGTATCGGCGGCGCTCACCTTCATTGTGCTTAAAAGGAGCATGTCTGATTCTTGAGAATGACAGTTTTCATTTATTTTTTTGTTGCATTTTTTTTGATTTTTTTGATCGTTTTGATCGTTTTGATCCTTGTCAGAAAACAACGCAACCATTCGAGTTTGGAAATCGATGCCTATAGTGGAAATAGCCTTGATTGGCACGAGTGTGAAATAATTGATAATAGTTGTTTTCCCAACATTTTCGTCACCTACGACTAAAAATTTAATTGAAAGGTGTGATGCCATAAGTGGAATAAAATAAAAACGAAAAATTATTATTTTATATGTTTATACTTCTATTTTTTTTTATTTTATACTAAACTTGTATTATAAATATATATATAAAATATAATGAGCACTTCACTTCAACCTCTGCAGCTTTTACACCCGGTACTTTGCATTTTCATAATGGAAGCCATATTGAACTGATTTAAAGATAAAGGGGCGACCGGTCGTTTAACAACTTGGTTTTGATTTTGGCTAAATCCAAAAGCAAACATTTTCATTTTTGTAACCATTTTTTATGCAATAGACAAATAAAATAATTTACAATTATAAAATATTATTTTATTTTTTAGATGAAAAATATGTTTCTAAAAATTCGTGACTAAAAAACGAATCAATGAACTGTTTTCCCTTTTCCATAGTAACACTTTTATATATTACATTATGATTTGAAATAAAAAATTCTATTTAAATTATATATTAAATAGAATTCCAAAATAACTAATTATTAACGATTGAAAATATAAAAATGGATATATTGAAAGAGATCGTTGGTCGAATGCCAAACTTGCAAACTGGTGGAGAGAATGATAACAATGAAATAAGCGAATCTGATCATGATGAAGTCGTGAAACAAGTAGAAGCAATTAAAGAAGATGAAGAAGACGCAATTAAAGATAACGAAGAAGAAGAAGAAGAAGAAGAAGATGCAAGCGAAGATGAAGAAGAAGACGCAATTAAAGATAACGAAGATGAAGAAGAAGATGAAGAAGATGAAGAAGAAGAAGAAGATGAAGAAGAAGATGAAGAAGATAAAGAAGAAGATGCAAGCGAAGCAGATGAAGATGAAGAAGAAGATGCAAGCGAAGCAGAAGATGAAGATGAAGAAGAAGAAGGAGAAGAAGATGAAGAAAATGAAGAAGGAGAAGAAGATGCAAGCGAAGCAGAAGAAGATGAAGAAGAAGATGCAAGCGAAGCAGAAGATGAAGAAGAAGAAGAAGAAGATGCAAGCGAAGCAGAAGATGAAGATGAAGAAGATGCAAGCGAAGCAGATGAAGAAAATGAAGAAGAAGATGCAAGCGAAGCAGAAGAAGAAGATGAAGAAGATGCAAGCGAAGCAGATGAAGAAGAAGATGCAAGCGAAGCAGAAGAAGAAGAAGAAGAAGATGCAAGCGAAGCAGAAGAAGAAGAAGATGAAGATGCAAGCGAAGCAGAAGTTGAAGTAGATGAAAAGGAAAAAGAAGAGGAAGAAGTTGAAAAGGAAAAAAAAGAGGAAGAAGCAGTTAACGCAACTAAAGAAGAAGCGGTGGAAAGCGCGGACCAAAATAGAAACATAGAAAAAGAATCAACAGAAACAAATCAAACGGGTGGTTCAAATGAAAATATTAAAATGAAGTATCGTGAATTGGACGAGAGAGAAAAGAAGATTGTTTCGATATTAAAAAAATACACTCGTAAAAACAGCGACAAACCAAATAAAAATGGAAAACAAAACAAGATAGTGAAGAATACAAAAAAACACGTGCATTTTAAATTAGGTCCAGCAAAAAAGCGAGGAACACGAAAAAAAAATAAAAGGAATAACCCGAGTGAAAAACAACTTAAAATACGTAACCGAACGCTGACGCCAATGCCGATGTCTTCGTCACTTTAAACTTCATACTTTATGTTGGAGTGTGCTTTTTACAACAGCAATGTAACATCGAGCAATTATGGTGATTCCAAAAATCGTTCCAATAATAATGAAAATGACATTATAAATTGGCATTTATAATTTTTATCTTTATTGTATAAAAATATAAAAATAAATACTTTATAAAAATGTAATAAATATAAAAATCGATTATATATAATTTATAAGAAGCACTATCAAACTCAAAACAAAATAAATAATAATAAATAATGAGTTACAATACAACCAGTACTGATAACAACAATAATAACGGCATTTGCGCCCAAGATGACTTTCAAGGGACGGAGATGGAAGAAATTGCAATAAAACCGACGCCGCATTATCGGCGCCTTACATTTATTCAAATGAACGCGTGTGATTTTTGCACGCACGTGACGACACCCGGGCCGTATATGTACTATATTTCATTTGAAACCAAGAACGGATGGGTTTCGTGCGGCGACGAAGAGTGCAGACGACAGGGAAAGCAAGCTGTGGAGCAGTTTATGGCAAATCAGGCATTCGGACGAGCCAACTACTTGAAAGATCGCGAATCAATAAAAGTGAAACGAACGTCTGGTCAAATGGATGATGACTGGATTATTGAGCGATCGTTTCCCGAAGTTCAAGTGGACGATAAAGGCGTTGAAAAAGTGTGCGTTACCAAACCGAGCGCATTAATTGAAAAGTGGGTATCAATTGATAATTTACTACTTTGGAACCAAGAATAAATGGATACTTTAGAAATAAATAACTTTGTTGGTTTGAAATGTATATAAAAAATGAATGAATTATTTATTTTTTTATATACAATATAATTATAGGAATCACAACAATAAAACATAAAACAAATATGGAGAAAACAAATATGGAGAAAGCGATGGATGAGGTTGGCAGTCCTTTACACGACATGCACGACGGAAGTAAGAGGTTAACGCCGATGTCAAGCTCAAGTGCTGACAGCGACTTGGAAGAAATGGGAAGAATGAAAACTGTTTTGGAAAATAGTAGTCCTTCTGGTATTTATGGCGGATCAAAGAAATCCAAAAAATCGAAGAAATCGAGATCGAAGAAATCCAAGAAATCGAAGAAATCGAAGAAATCGAAGAAATCGAAGAAATCGAAGAAATCGAGATCGAAGAAATCGAAAAAATCAAAGAACTGAAATATAATAAACATTATTAAAAAATATTAAAAATAATGTTTATTTATAACAATAATAATGAACAACAAACCGTTTCACGAGCGTTCCAAGGACGAGAGAAGGGAGCAAGTTCGCCCAATATTTGAAAAGCTGGCGGAGCTGAAACTGACAGCATCCGAACATGATGAAATAAAACAGCTGTTTCAAATGATTGGTGCGTATATAAAAACAGGTGACAAACAAAGCATAAACATCGCATTTCCGGCGATTAATAAACGCATTAAAGGCGCGTTGGAACCAAACACGAGCAAGGATTCGTGCATTCGTCTAACAGAAATGCAATAAAACTTCAATTACACTTCGACATCGGCCTCATCTTTTTTACAGGCGGTGCTAAAAATAGCAGCGATCACACGATACGGGTCTGCATCGCTTGCTGGGCGCCTGTCCTCCAGGTAACCGCAACCCGCTTTTAACACGGACTTGGGTATGCGAACGCTTGCGCCACGATCGCCGGCCGCAAAACTAAAATCATGAAAGTCGCTGGTTTCACACATTCTATTCAAGCGTTTGGAATTATCGCCATAAACGCGAATATGATCCGCATGTTTTTTCGACAAGCGGTCAATATATTTATAAATGCACTTGAGTCCGGCATTACGATATTCGTCGTTACGACTTTCTTCCGTGCTGAAATTGGTGTGAAGGCCGCTACCGTTCCACGGATTTGGGATCGGTTTAGGTTTGAAGCTGACACAAACGCCGAATTCCTCGCTGAGTTTTTCTAAAATGTAGCGCGCGACCCAAACTTCATCGCCGGCAGTAATTCCGGAGCACGGTCCGATTTGGAATTCCCACTGGCTCGGGGCGACCTCGGCATTGATTCCGCTTATTTTCAGACCCGCATTCAAGCAATATTCGTAGTGTTTTTCGGCCAGCTTCCTCAAGGTAACGGTGCGAGTTCCGACGCCACAATAATAATCGCCCTGCGGTTGAGGACCCTTTGGGTCATGGTCACATGAAAAGAGGAGCGGGTCATCACTTATCCGGGTTCCGCGCGAGCGCATCATAAAGTACTCTTGTTCGATTCCGAACCACGGATCAAGTTGGCGCCCACCCTTTTCAAAAATCTTTTTCGCTTCACACCTGAAATTTGTATCAGTTGGACTTCCATCACTGCGATAGGTGTCGCACATGATGAGGAATGCGCGACCCGGCTCGAAAAACGGATTGGCGTAATAGGCGACAGGAATGAGCGCAATCTCACTATTCTCGGTAGACGCTTGGTAGGTGCTGGAGCCGTCATAGTTCCAATCTTCGACGGCGATGTAATTGTGTGCCGCATCTGCGTAAGAGTCGAATATTGGAAACGCGGTTCGGTACTTTGATCGCAGATTTCCGCGTCCGTCGATCCAAATATATTCGAGGATGAACGAATCGTAAATTCGATGATGTTTTTTATAATGAGAAACGGACAATGTGATAGTCAACATTGAATAAAAATAATGAATAAACTAATCGTATATTTTTATATCAAAATTGTGAAAGTATTTAAATAGATCAACGTAATAAATGTAAAAAAAACGAAAACGAAGAAGATGAAAACTATGCACATGTTTTTATATTTGGGTTTGGCGGCCTCCGCTGCATGCATAGGACTAGCCGATACCACAGTGCAAAGCTCAAACAATAATATATATTTTTACGGTGCGGTAAGTGAAAGTAGCACGCTGCAGCTAAAAACCAAGTTGGAAGAGCTGAACACGCAGTTACAAACGATGGCGATTCATTACAACATTGAGCCCCCTCCTATACACTTGCACATACAAAGCTTCGGAGGAAGTTTACTACACACATTTTACATTATGGATGTAATTAAAACGCTGAAAACGCCGGTCTACACGTACATTGACGGTTTTGCGGCGAGCGCTGCGACGTTAATGAGTGTTTGCGGCAAACGTCGATTTATGACGGAGAGTTCTGTTATGCTTGTGCATCAGCTGAGCAGCGGCGCGTCCGGTAAATTCGAAGAATTAAAAAATGAATATAGCAATTTGGTTGAATTCATGGAAATTATAAAAAAAACGTACCTGAACTACGGGAACATTTCGAGTGAGAATCTAAATGAACTGCTGAAAAAAGACCTGTGGTTAAATTCCAATAAATCGCTGGAATACGGATTTGTGGATGAAATTATAAAATCTCCGCCAAAGCAGACTGCGCCGCCTGCTGTTTAGTATTTGAAGAGCGCGCGCATTTCTTGCGACAAGTCGGCAACTTTTATTTTCAAGTATGATTTGTTTGGATTATCCGGATGCAAACAAACCAAAAACATGTCGCGTATGACAACTCCGTATTTCTGTTCCAGAATGGTTTTATAGGTATTAAGCTGGAGTGAATAATGCCAAAAATTCGAATCGGGCAAGTGTTCAATTTCCGGCGTTTTTGCGAATGCGCCGCCGAAGGATGTTTTTTTAATTTCCTTGCTTCTTTTCCAGTCGTAAATGGAGAACGTGTTGTCATCTAAATTGCGGAATACAATGTCGACAGATCCGGAGAGTCGCATTTCTTCGTGAAATATGGTCCACTCGGTGCGAAATGGTTCCAAT